GATAAACATGCAAATTAGTAATAAACCAATGCATCTCACCTACAGGATAATTTATTTTCTCTGATACAAATTCCATAAGCTTGGCAAATGTATATTGATCATTACAGAATCCAAATACTAAATCAATTGATCTAGCAAATACTGTTAGATGCAATTTATCATCTTTGATATAGAAATTAAGCACATCATTACAAGGTGTATCATGTTTGTATCTATCTAATTCATGTAAAATATAATGAACTACAATAGCTCTACGTGTTTCTTTATTAAATTTAAGATCATGAATAACACGGTTTAACTGATCATTGTAATGCCAAAAATAACCATAATTAGAATTAACCTCTGTTGTACCTGGTATCATCATTTGATTCCAGATCTTAGCTTTCTCAGCAATATCTTTGGCATCACGTTTACCTGACAGATACCAATGCCATTCGTATTCTGCATATTCTTGATTGAATTTACGTTTTGGACTAGATATTACTTTTTCAGTTGGATTAGATACTGTAAATGATGCATTGAAAATAGCTTTTGTATTAGCAAAATCATTTCCCTTATCCATAATATAATGGAATAGATTCTCAAATGCACTAGTTGGTGTAGGATATATTTTATTCTCCATATTGTTCTACTTTAATAAATTGTTTAAGAAAATTAACACCGTCTAAATTACGATATGGAGTTAAATATACAACTCTTTTTACTCCCGATTGCAGAATAAGTTTAGAGCAGTCTAAACAAGGACTAAGTGTTAAGTACAAAGTAGAATTATCTACAGAGTGACCATGTTTTGCAGCCTTTAAAATACAATTAACCTCTGCATGTATTACATGGGGTAAAGTAACATCATTCTCTTCACATGAATTATTCATACCAGAAGGAGTACCATTATATCCAAAAGATATTATGTTACCGTCTCTAACTAAAACTGCGCCGACTTTAAATCGAACGCAGTGTGACAGAGTAGAGGTTTCTTTTGCAATGTTCATGAAAACATTGTCTAATTTATTTTGTTTTTCTTCTCTAAGAAGAATAACTTCTTTAATGCTATTTGCCATATTTTACAGGGATTCTTTTACAAAAGTACCTCCGATCATTTGTCCTTTTCTATTTGCAATTTGATTATATGCAGAGTTAATACAATCTTCAATATTATATCCATTAAGTTTGGCAAGATTAGTTAGTACAACAACACAATCTCCAATAGCATCAATAAATTCTACATGATCATTTTTAAGAATAGATTTTGCTAATTCGCCTGCTTCTTCTTGGAGCTTAATGTATTGTGTCTTTGCGTCTCCTTTTTGATAAATACCTCTAGCCTCTGCCCAATCTCTAATTGACTGAAATTCATTCGTTAGTGTCATTTTGTTTTTTGTTTTTTATTTTGATAATCATTTAATGATGCCATATAAGCCACACAGTCTAGGAGATTATCCTCTTTATGATTGTATGCTTGCCTTGACAATTTGAGCGCAATCATGCAGTTGTACATGTCTACTGCAGTTATTTCTTTTCTAGATAATAATGATGCAATCTGTGCAGCTTCTTGCATACCTTCTTGCATAGGTCCATACAGACGCTCTTTTTCTTCTGATCTTTCGTAGATGATCTTATTTGCTTCTTGTAAAATGTTCATAAAGTAAATATAAAACAGAATTGTAAAATTCTAAAATCATTCTCCCAAGTACTTAATAATATCAGACTTATCACCCCACTCTCTTTGAGAATCAATGTCACTTGGTTTAATTGTAGGTTTTGGCATATTTCTTGCTACGTTCCAGAACCAATCTCCTAAGTGGCCATATTTTTTCATATACTCCCAACCTTTTGCATCATAAGTTTTAATACAATCAAATGGAGTATCTATTTCTGCATTTTTTAGAAAGTCTTTATGGTGAGTATAAAATTTAGCTCTTCCTAATTCTCCTGGTTGTATATTTCTTGCTACAGCTACAGCATTGAATTTAGTATCCGGAAGTGCGATTTGAAGAGTTCTGGATAGTACTCCTGTTGAAAATACTGTCCACATAGTTGCAATATCTTTATCTTTAAATGCTTCATGGAATATCTTTACTCCTCCTGCAACAACTTGTTCATGTTTAAGTCCAAATGGTAAATACTTCGCACCTATTTGTTTTGCAAAATCTTTTGCCCAACCATTAATAGTAGGCATTGCAGGAGTTTTTAGAAATATTGGAGTTGCGCCTTCCTCAATAACTCTCAACTGATGTTCAGAAGCTTCTTTAGATGCAGGCATAAATAGTATAAGTTTTTTATTATACTTTTTTGCAAGATACGTAAGTGAGTATGGAGCATAACCAGTTCTTGGAGCTACGTAAACTAAAGTATCTTCTTTTACTTGGCTGATCATGAAGTCTCCCATTTTGGCTTTAGTTCCATATTGAAACTCTCCATCATCTACAACTTTAAAACCCTCTACTTCTTTTAATTTAAAATCAAAATCAGGTTTATAATTTTTTGTCATTTCAAGATAATAGTTTAGATCTCTACCATCTGACATATCTAGATTTGATTGATCTGTTGCTTTGTTTATAAACATAACTATTTTAATTTACGGGCAAAGTCATAATACTTATCATGGCCCCAGGTTTGTTTAAGAATTGTATTATTGCTCATTCTACGACCATTATTTTTAATGATGTGAGATTCAGATTGATATTCTTGGAAATAACGAACTACGTCACAAGCTCGACTATCTTCGCAATCAATTGGATTCAAATTATATCTATTAGATAAAAATTGTAGTACTTCATTAATATACTCAAATTCTTTTACTCTAGGACTAACTTTAGGAAAAATAGCATTGATACAACGAACAGCATTAGTTCCTGCATATACCCATCCTTTAGGATTAACATACTGCGGAAAATATTCACCTAGATCAGCAGCAAATGCAGTTATTACAAAGTTTTGTTTTTTGAATCCAAGATTTTTAAGGTACTCATTACCTAAATCTGTTACTTGATAAATGTCGTATCTTTTACTTTTAACAGCTTCAAATATATGTCTAACCAAACCTTCTGAGTAGTCTAAAATAAACTTTCTTAAATGACCTCTTGTTTCACCTTCAAATGTAAATTGGGGAAGTAAATATCCTTTATTATCTGTAAAAGGAACGATGCGATTAGATAGGTCCTGCTTCCATTCTGGCCATGTGTATCTTTCTTTTAATATAGAATCCACAATCCAAAAATTACCAAAACCATGCGTACCCAGGATGTCCTTGATATGGTCTTTTTTATATCTTGGCACATAATTAATACCAGAACCGCAAAGTCTAAACAAATAGAAAAGCATAAACCAATTAAACTCATCATTAATATCGTGATGAGTAAAGTGATGTCCCATTCCTCTTAAGTCACTTTCTTTATGCCATACTGCTTCTGTAAATGCACAGAATGCAGCAAACCTGCGATGCGCAGTATCATAAATAGGTACATTATAAATTAGATCATCATTTACGTCTTCGTATAAATTTCCTTCATAAGGAAGTCCTAAACTACCATGTTGTTGCATTAATAGACTACGCTTATCGTATTCATCTAGTGCTTCAAGGAGTTTTTCATTGATAATAAATTTTTGCATATTATTTTATAAATTCACTAGCAAACATATAATGGCGAGGGCGCAGATGCACTGATTGTTTAGGTTCCATATATTCAAACATCTTTGTACCGTCTTCGTCAATCCATTTATCTGGCCACATATAATACTTTTGTCCTGATGATTTGATTATATCATGTGCAATCTCACGTAGTTCCATTCTCTCATCTCTTGTACCAAAGAAGGGTTTCTTTAAATACAAACCAGTTCCGGGTAGTTTACGACTTTCATTTTCTACAGGAAGTAGTCCTACAATAGTATTATTTTTTAATTTACTACTAAATTCTACATAACGAGTAAACAAATCTTTAGTTGCTTGTTTAGGATCTGGTTGACGCATAAGATGAAAACGAAGATCGATATTAGCAAAGTATGTTACAGTCTCATCATACTTTTCATTCCACTTTTCAATTAAAGAATCTGCATCTTTTAAGAAGCCAAACAAAGTTTTTCCATCAGTTCTATCAAGACCAAAACCAGGCCTCCATACACTAAGTGAATGAGAATCTCCTCTTACTAATTTTCTTGTAGTATCTGAATGCAGTCTAGCAAAGTCTATACAATTAATTGTAGGAAATTGATAATCTAGTCCAAACCTCTTATTAAATACATTAAGATCAATAGGAACATTAACTGCTATAAGCAAACCTTTAAATTTAGTCATTGCTTCTAGCTTAGCTCTATGCTCAGGTTGCGGGCCTCCAATAAAATTAAATGTATTTTCTTGATAATTGACTCCTTCTAGAATATAGAGTCTTTCATATTCATTCCATGTAGAAGGATCAGGATTAATATCTAAATCTCCTAGTGGATTTTCTGATTTTAGTATGTTTAACATAACATGATAGTATCCGCCTCCATGATGTGAAGTTGAACTACCTACATTGTTTAGCATACCTACTACTGCTGATTTCATAACTATTTTATTTTCTATAAATATAACTAATTCCTATGCCTTTAGGAAATTTAAAAAGCAAGTAAAATAAAAAACCCCTCCGAAGAGGGGCTTTATTTTTAGTACATTCCTGCCATTGGGTCTGGTGACTTTTCATCTTTATCTTTCTTTTCAAAGATAACAGACTCTGTGGTTAGAATTGTTCCTGCTACCGACGCTGCATTCTTTAAAGCTGTAATTACAACTTTTGCTGGATCAATAATTCCTGCTTCAAATGCATCTACCATTTTATGATTTTTAGCATCATATACTTGATTTGGAGATCCAGTAGGTGTGTGTTCCCACCACTCTTCAACTCCTGCATTAGCCAAAATTTTAATGAATGGAGCTTGTACAGCTTTTGTAACAATATCTCTTGCAATAGATACATTGATATTTGATTCTTCTCTATGATTGAGTCCTACTCTATACAAAGCAGTTCCTCCACCAGGTACAATACCGTCTGCAAGTGCTGCTTTAGTTGCAAATAGTGCATCTTCAACTCTATCTTTCTTTTCTTTAATTTCAATATCACTATTACCACCAATTGAGATAATAGCCACTCCACCAATCAACTTACCAAGTCTTTCTTGGAGTTTTTCTTTTTCATAGAATGATGTGGCTTTCTCAATCTGTTCTTTAATTTCATTTGCCCTATCTTCAATCTTGGCTTCATCTCCTTTACCATCAATAATAGTGGTTTCTTCTTTAGATACTGTTACAAGTCTTGTAGTACCTAGATATTGACCAAGCTGTTGAGTGGTTAGTTTATCAAGTTTCAAACCTTTATCTTTAGAAATAACTTGACCTCCTGTCAATATAGCAATATCTTCTAAGATAAGTGTTTTACGCTCTCCAAAATCTGGTGCTTTTACAGCGCATACTTGAACAATACCGCGCATCTTATTTACAATCAATGTAGCAAGAGCTTCATCACCAATATCTTCAGCAATAATCAACAATGGTTTATTTTCTGAATTTGCTTTGGTTAGCACTTGCAACAATTCTTGGGCAGTAGAAATACGTCCATCATACAAAAGAATATATGGATTATCTAGAACTGCTTGCATTGTAGAATTATTAGTTACAAAATAAGGAGATTTGTAACCACGATCAAATTGCATACCTTCTACAATCTCTAGAGTAGTTTCTCCAGTCTTAGATTCTTCAATAGTAACTACACCTTCCCGACCTACTTTATCAAGTGCTTCTGCAATCAAATTACCAACCTCAGAATCATTATTACCTGAGATAGTTGCAACTTGTTTAATTTGATCTTCTGTAGATACATCGATAGACATTTCATGAATCTCGTGTACCATATCAGCAACAATTTTGTCAATTTCATTTTTGACAGCTACTGCATTTGCACCTTGACGAATTTCTTTCAATCCAGATTTAATCATTTGAGTAGCAATAAGCGTAGATGTAGTTGTACCATCACCAGCTTCATTTGCGGATTTGATAGATACTTGTTTAACTAGCTGCGCTCCAAGATCTTCAATATCATCTTCAAGTTTATGAAAAGCTTTTGCAACTGTTACTCCATCTTTTGTAACTTTAGCTTCTCCTGATTGTTCACGAATCAAAACAGTACGACCGCCAGGTCCTAGTGTAGATGATACTGATTGGTTTAGCTTTTCTATACCGGAAAGTAGCTTTTCTTTAAGCTCTGTTCCAAAAACATTTTTTGTTGTACTCATAGTCTTTTTTATTCAATTACTGCAAAAATATCGGTTTCTTTACAAATATAATAATCTTCACCATCAATTACGATTCTTTGTGATCCTAGTTTAGGTATCAAAGCAATTTCTCCGACTTCTAAAGTAGATACTACTAGTTTATCAGTATGATAGTTGTATACATCCGAAGTAGCTACTACCTCTCCCATTTCAGGTCTTTCTTTACCTAGATCAGGGATAATAATATTACCGAATGTCTCTTCTTCTGTTTCAATTGGTTTTAATACTATAAAACCATTTAGTGGGGTTATTCTTTTCATAATACTAATTTACAATTTCTAATTCTTCTATTTTAATACAAAAATAAAGTAGATCATCTTTTTTAAATACAGCATCTACTCCGTACCATCTTTTAAATAAGTCTAGTTCTTTTCCATGCATAAACTCTTCTTTAAGAGTCCGCTTTATTTGGAATAGATCACCATTAACATTAATAAAATTAGTGCAAATAGAAAACATAACTTAGGTTGTAGGTAGGCCTTTTAACTATAACTTATTTTAGCATTTTTGTTGGAGTTGAAATTTCAATCTTTCTGATAGCTTTACCTTCAGCAATAGGAATTTCTAGAGTAAGCATGCCTTTATCAAGACCGGCTACTAGTTTAGAAAGATCGAATTTAGATGATATTTTCCAAGTCAAATCAAAACTTGACTTTTTAATACCTTTATAAATTATTGAATCTTCAGATTCTGATTGTGGCTTTTCGTATTTAATACGAAGTTGATCTCCATCAATCATTATATCTATGTCTTTGGAATCCAGTCCTACAGCGGCTACTTCAAATTTAATACCGTTAGGTGTTTCGTAAATGTCTACTGGATGTGTTACTTTCTGCGTAATTGCAGAAAATCGTGAATTGTGGTCGAATAAGTCTCTCCATAACAAATCAAATGGATCGAGCTCGAATGGTCTCAATGTTCCCATGTTTTTCAGTTTTGTGCTCCCTTACGGTGAGCGATTAATTAATGTTTGTTTCGTAACCTTGGCCTACCTACAGTGCCATTTATTATAAATATACAACCTTTAACGACTTAGATTTTATTTTTTCTTCCTATTTTATCTTTAGCTGCTCTTATTTTTACAAGCGTATCTTTTGGTATGTTATCTTCTTCCCATCCACTTAATTTGTTACCTTCTGCATCTTGAACTATAATTCCTGGATCTCCGGATGGCTTTTCTCCAAAATATACCTTATATCCGTCTATTTCGTACTCTTCTTGTTGTATAGCCTCGTCAACAGATTCATTGCTCTCACTTTTATTTTGTGCATACGCTCTAGATAATCTTTGCATTTCTTCCGGATATTGATGAAAATAGGACCAATATACTCTTTCACCATTTTTATCAAAAACCTGTTCTTCATCATCTTTCATTACTATATGAAATGGAACCTCAAATTTTTTTACATTTGCAGGATTTTGCCAGTCTTCTTTTAAAAGAGGATTGTTCTTCAAGTACTCGTTATAATTAAATTGCTTCACTATTATTTATTTTATATAAATATACAATCTTTTTGAAAACTATCAAAATTTATCTTACTAGTGACCTCTTCCTCGGTTAGGAAAAGTCCTTATTGGAGCTCTATTTTCCTTACTTGGAGGATTGTACGGTCTAGGGTTGA